ATATATCTTTAACTGCTCATTAAGATCAGTTTGGGGTATGAATGGAATGCACGCTGATGGTAGCAAAGCATCAGGATTCCGTTCTATGGTTGTTGCACAGTTTACTGCTGTGTCACTTCAAAAAGATGATCGTGCCTTCGTAAAATATGATAAAGAAACTAGAACTTATAATGGCGTCATTTATAATACTGTTTATGGTGGAGACTTACCAACGGGTGCTTCTCAAACAGATACGACAAAAGTTTATCACCTAGACCCGAATGCAATTTATCGTCATGGGTGGGAAACGAGTCATATCAAAGTAACAAACGATTCGTTTATTCAAATTGTTTCTGTTTTTGCAATTGGTTTCAACAAGCATTTTGATTTAGAATCTGGTGGAGATGCATCAATCACCAACTCAAACTCTAATTTTGGTCAAATTTCTCTCAACTCTGATGGGTATAAAGCAGAAGCGTTTTCAAAAGATAACAATGCGTTCATCACGTCTATTATCACTCCAAGAGATGTCAGTCCGGTAGAAGAAGATATTGAATGGTTATCAATTGATGTTGGTCTGACAACTTCTGTTGGTGTATCAACGCATCTCTATCTTTTCGGTCTCAATGCGGAAGATAGTATTCCTGTAAGTGTTACGCAGGGATATCGAATTGGTGCAAGAGTCAACGATAAGTTGTATCTCTCAATTGGACCTACAGAATATTCAGCAAACATTTATATGCAAGATGGAGTAACAAGTTCCTTCCACGCATATTCAGTAACAAATGTATCTTCTTCAATTCTAACTCTTGGAAATCATGCCATTCAAACGGGTGAAAAGATTATCATCAATAGTGAAACGGGAGATTTACCAGAAAATGTAACCCCACATATCGATTACTATACAATTCGAGTTAGCTCTACTCAAATTAAACTTGCAACATCATTTACAAATGCTCTGAATAATGAAGCTCTGACTCTTTATGGTGGCACTCAACTGAAGGTTTATAGTAGAGTTTCTGATAAAATTGCTGGAGACATTGGATCTCCAATTCAATTTGACTCCACGGCAGGAAACTGGTATGTTACTGTAAACAGTGCAAACCAAATCTATAACCAACTTAATACATTAGGTGTTGCCGAGTTAGGAGAGACAACCGATCTCACTTATGTAAAGAGAGTCGTTGACGAAAGAAGTTTAGACGAAAAGGTCTATAAAATCCGAGCAGTAATTCCAAAAGAACTTTCTGCAGCAAAAGATCCTGAAGAAGGATTTATCATTCAAGATTCTAGCACAACAGGGGCTAGACCAAATGACTTTACGAGAACGAGTATTGCCAGCACAGATTATGATTACAATAGAAATCAAAGATTCATCACAACTTGCTCGGTAAGTTCTGGCACAATTACTGTTTTATCTGAACTTCCTCACGACTTAAATGTTGGTGATATCGTCATTGTAAAAAATGTAACGGATAGCAGCAATTTAACTGGCACCGAAAATCGTGGATACAACGGAAGATTCCGAGTTGCGTCAGTTGTTGATGATATGTCATTCACATATTCTACCACAGACTTGAGTGGTAGACTTCATTCGCCCGGAGCAACAAGCACAAACAACATTGACTTGAGAGTTACGGATCAACAAGTTAGAGATCTTCCTCGTTTTGAGAGAAATGATCTGCAACAAAATCTTTATGTGTATCGAAATGAAGTCATTTCTCCATACATTGATGGTCAGCAGGATGGAATCTATCATCTTTATGTGCTCAATGCAAACAATGGAATTCCAGAAGAATTTGTAAATCTTAAGTATTCTCAAAGCCCTGTAGATCTTTATCCACAGTTAGATAGAGATAATGTTGAGGCAAGTCCCCCAGCCGCAAAAACATTTGCTCTCCGTAGTCCAATTGGAGATACAAATACAAGTGATCTGAAGAAAAGTATTACCAGAGAAACAATTGATAAATTTACAACTTCTATCGGAGTTGGACAATCAATCACCGCAACATCCACATCACCAACAAATGCAACTTTAACATTTGGTAGAAGGCATGGTCTTGGTGGAATTGCAATTGGTGCAATTACTGCTGGCGCATCCTATACTAACGGCACTTACTACGATGTAAAACTCCTTAACACAGATCCAAGTCCTTCTGTTGGAACTTGGAAAGGAGCAACAGCAAAGGTTGTGGTTACTGGAGGAGCAGTCATATCGGTTGATATTATTTCTAGTGGTTCTGGATATACCAATGGTGAAGCACTTTTCTTTGATTCGTCTAGAATTGGTGCAGGAAATGGAAACGCAAGATACACACTTGCAACTGCCGGAATCTCCACAAGCGTTGGAGATGTTGTGCAAATCACTGGTATTGGTACCACCGCAGATTCTTATCATCGCATTAGCTCTATCAATTCAGCAACTCAAATTTCAATTGCTAAAACTGCTGGAGATCCAAATCCTGTTGTTGGGCAATATGCAATTGTTGTGGGACCATCTGCAAGAATTACGACAACAAGTTATAGTTCTGCAACTGGAATTTCGACATTTACAACAACAACTCCACACGGATTGTTGGCTGGAAATAAATTTAGAATTATTGATTCTTCCAATAACAATGTTGGAGATTATGTTGTAAAAGAAAGAGTAGGAATTACCACATTCACTGCGATTACAAATCAATCTTTAAGTGTTACGAATGGTTTTGTTTTAAAACATGCCATATCAGCAAATGATGCAATTTCTGATATTAGAGATGAAAACTTTGGAATTCGTCAAGTTTCTTTCTATAATAATGAAATTGTCAGACTTACGACGGCAATTTCTGATGACTCTGCAGCAACAACACTACAAGTTTCGGCAATAGCATCGGGTATTGGTACTGGTGCAAGATTCCCAATGGGATCTTACATTCAAGTTGATAGTGAAGTCATGAGAATTACTTCTTCAAGTAATAATTCTCAGTTTACTGTTCTTCGTGGTGCTCTTGGTACTCGGAAAGAAACTCACGATGCCGGATCACTTATTCGTAAGATTAATCCACTTGCCGTTGAATTCCGTAGACCATCCATTCTTCGTGCTTCTGGTCACACATTTGAATATCTTGGTTATGGACCTGGTAACTACTCAACAGGTCTGCCACAAGTGCAACTCAAATCTCTTTCAGAAAGAGAAGATTTCCTCGTACAATCACAAGAAAGATCTGGAGGAATTGTTGTCTACACTGGTATGAATAACAATGGTGACTTCTTCAGTGGAAACACCAAAACATCTTCATCGTCTGGTGAAGTCACTTCATATGATATTCCAACACCCACTGTAACTGGTGAAGATCCAGCAAAATCGAGTGTTGTGTATGATGAAGTCACGGTTAAAGAAAGACTTCTTGTAGAGGGTGGAGACTCTGGCACCATTCTTTCTCAATTTGACGGTCCAGTTACATTCAACAAACAAATCAGAGCAAAAGATGCGGTTACATTTAGTGGGCAAGTTAGAATCACCAATACCACATCTTCAGATTCTGTTGGAAAGGGTGCTTTAACTGTTAAGGGTGGTGTTGGAATTGGAGAAAATCTCTATGTTGGTGGGAATTCTGTTTTCACTGGTAGCGTAACTTTAAATACATCTCTTGATGTTGATAATTTGAGACTGGACGGAAATGTATTAAGTTCTACAAATACCAACGGCAACATTACATTTACTCCAAATGGGTCGGGAATTGTAATAGTAAGCAGCGATTTGCGTGTCAATGGGAATGACATTCAAGCATCTGATGGTAATACTAACATCAGTCTAACATCTAACACACTTACGACATTTGCTGGTGATGTTAGAATTAATGGTAATGATATTCAATCTTCATCTGGTTCTGTAGCAATTAGTTTGTCCGGTTCAGATGTAACCGCAGCAAATAATCTTACTGTAACCGGTGATGTTAGAATTAATGGTAATGACATTCAATCATCTACAGGTGCTACTGCAATTAGTCTTTCTGGAGCAAATGTAACTACCGCAAGCAATCTTATTGTTACTGGTGATGTTAGAATTAACGGCAATGACATTCAAGCATCTGATGGCAACACAAATATTACATTAACATCTAACACACTTACAACATTTGCTGGCGACATTCGTGTTAATGGTAATGACATCCAAGCATCTGATGGCAATACTAACATCAGTCTAACATCAAATACTCTTACGACATTTGCTGGTGATGTTAGAATTAATGGTAATGATATTCAATCTTCTAGTGGGTCTGTTGCACTCACTCTATCCGGGGCAAATGTAACTGTTCCTGGAACATTGAATGTTAATGGAAACACAACTCTTGGAGATACAAACTCCGATGTTACTACGGTTAACGGCGAATTAAGAGTCACTCAAGATATCACGGCATTCTATACTTCGGACCAAAGGTTAAAAGATAATATCACTCCAATCCCAGATGCTTTGAATAAGGTCATTTTAATCAGTGGTAATACATTTGATTGGAATGAAAAATCAAACAAAGAGGGTAATGATGTTGGTGTTGTTGCACAAGAAATTCTTGAAGTTTTACCGGAGGCAGTAACAACAAGAGAGAATGGATACCTCGCCGTTCGTTATGAAAAACTTGTCCCACTTTTAATTGAAGCAATTAAAGATTTAAAAACTGAAATTGATGAACTAAAACAAACAATCAATAAGTAAAATGCCCACTCCATCATCTGGTGCAATTAGTTTTACCGATATAACAAATGAATTTGGTATTGCCGGTACAAGGTCAATATCAAGATATTATGGTTTAGACGCTGGTATTCCAAACAGCGGTCAGATAAAGTTTTCAGATTTTTATGGAAAAATAATCAATGCTACAAGAACTATAGGTGCGGCTACAGATTACAATGCCTATAATGACCTTTCAAATGCATCTGTTACGGGTGGATATAAATCAATTGCAACGATTATTACCAATAATCTGCCAGTTAAATATTACTTAACTGTAAACGGAACAATAAGTGCATCAAACACTTCAACAACTGCCTTCAATACCGGCAGTTTTCCTGCAGGATCTTCACTCTATCTAACAAATAATAATTACATTGTGGGTGCTGGCGGAAATGGTGGAAATGCAAACGGCGGCGGCGGTAGTAATGGTGGTCCAGCATTAACTTTAAATGTTACAACTTATATCACAAATAACGGAACAATTGGCGGCGGCGGAGGTGGCGGCGGCGCAGGAAGCGGTGGTTGCTTTACTCAATGTCAACAAGTTGGTTGCTGCGAGCAAAGGTGTTATACTGCTTGTGCTGATGGTGGTGGAGGTGGTGGCGGCGCAGGATCTGTTGCTGGTTCTGGTGGATCTGGTGCAAACAGTGGTACTGCAGGAAATTTAACTGTCGGCGGCGGCGGAGGCGGCGGCGGATATTCTCGAAATGGGGCTGCAAGCGCCTCAGGATCTGCTGGTGCAAGTGGAGGAAATCTAGGGCAAAATGGTGGAAGTTCTTCTGGTGGGGGTGGTTCAGCAGGTAACTATATAGTTAATAATGGTTTTGCGACCTGGTTAGTAACTGGATCTAGATTAGGAGGTATTGGGTAATGAATCTAGTAGAATTTAAAAATTTTAGAGATAGTAAAAATAAACTGTTGATAAGTTATTGGTCTATGAATAAAGGAGAAACTTTCATTACCTGTGATTTATCAAAAACTAGTCTTGAATTGGGAGAAGATAATCAAATAGAAGATTATGGTTGTACTTTTTTAACTCAAGGCAGTTTTAATTATCAAGAAATAGGAACGGATACAATTACTACTGTTTATGCCGGAGATTGTTTTAATAGAAGACCTCAAAAAGCAGTGTTAATAACTGCCATAGAAGATAACACACACTGGTGTTATTCTTTACATGTTAATAGTTTGTTTACCACAAATGAATCTGAAGGAGTGGAGTGGGAGTGTCCAAGTTCTGCAAAAACTTTAAATGGTGAGCAAATAAAAATATCAGCAGGAGAAACGATAGAAGTAGTTGATAAAAACAAAGATCTTTATCTTGCAAATCCAATATATAAATCAGAATTAAACACAATCACCTATAAAAGTCCTACTCAAGAAAATTTCACCAACCTTAATTTTGGTAAGTATTTAAGAATTAAAAAAGGTGAAGTTTTTGAAATTCAATCTGTCATTGATACTTATATTCCAAAACTTTATTATATTACTAGCCAATCATAAATAGTTAAAAATCTAAAATGGCAAATTATAAGAAGTCATTTAATTTTAGAAATGGAGTCCAAGTTGACGAAGATAATTTCGTTGTAAATGCGAATGGCTTGGTTGGAATTGGAACAACAATTCCAGAATCTTATCTTTTAAATGTTTATGGTGATACTAGAGTTATTGGACTAGTTACTGCAACGAGTGCAAAAATTGGTGACTTGAATGTTACTGGTGTTAGCACCGTTGGATTTTTAACTGCGTCAAATATAAATGCTTCTGGAGTCGTAACTGCAACAACTTTTTATGGAGATGCTGCGGGACTAACAAACATTTATGCAATTGCTGTTGATGGTTGGTATGTTTCTGCAGGCACTATTTCTACAACATCAAGTGTTGGTGTGGCGACAACCAATCCAACAGGAACTTTACAGGTTGGTGTTGCAGTCACGATCAATAATAATGGAAATGCAACATATACGGGAATCATAACTGCTGCGAGTTTTGCTGGAATTGGGTCAGATATTACTCAGATTAATGCTTCAAATATTTCTTCAGGAACTTTATCAAATCCTAGATTACCTCAAAGCATCAGCGTTTCTGGGATCGTAACTGCTGCAAGTTTTGATGGAATTGGGTCAAATATCACTCAAATCAATGCTTCAAATATTTCTTCAGGCACTTTATCCAATCCTAGATTACCTCAAAATATTAATGTTTCTGGGATTGTAACAGCGTATAGTTTTGCAGGATTTGGAACAGATATTTCTGGAATCAATGCTTCAAATATTTCTTCAGGCACTTTATCCAATCCTAGATTACCTCAAAGCATCAGCGTTTCTGGGATCGTAACTGCCGCTGGCGGATTTGTTGGGAATGTAACTGGAACTGCAAGCACGGCACAATCACTAACAGGGACCCCAAGTATTACTGTTGGAAATATAACGGCTGCCAATTTAAATGCAAGTGGAATCATAACTGCCACTACTCTTGGTGTATCAGGACTTACAACAACCACAAATCTAGTTGCCCAAACAAGTATTGGAATTGGAACAACTAATCCAATTGGTGATTTGCAAATTAGAAATGCAACTGCTGCATCAATTCTAGTTACAAGTGATACTCAATCCGCACTTATTTCTATTGGAAGAAGCAATTCACTACAAACTTCCAATGGGGTATTAAGATTTGGAAATACTAACGTAAGTCAAGAATATAGCACACAGTCTTCTTTAGATATTATCAATTATGCTCTTGGAAATGTAAATAATTACTTGAATCTAGGTTCTTCTGGTGTCGGAACTGGTGCATTTAATTGGATTTATGGGCAAAATGCTAATACTCCATTAATGACTTTGACTTATGGAGGTTCTCTTGGAATTGGAATTACCATTCCATCTAACACTCTACACGTAGTTGGAACGTCAACAGTAACTGGAAATTCTTATGTTTCTGGCAACCTTTTTGTCTCTGGAAGTGTAGATATTGGTTCAAATCTTACGGCAAACAACTTTAATGCCAATACATTAACTGGTTCTTTAGTAGGATCTTTGACTGGTAATGTCAATGCAACAACTGGAATTTCCACATTTAATCAAATTCAAGTAAATTCTGCAGTAGGATTTACAACAGTTACTATTAGTAGTAATGTTGGCATTCAAACATCTCCATCCGCAACTTATCCTCTTATAGTTAATGCTAATAGTGGCGCATTTATAGTCGATATACTTGGTGGCATTGGAGTTGGAACAAATGTATTTACTTATGCTCCAGCTCTTGCATATAGTGTAAGTGTTGATGCTGCTCGTGGTGTTGGTTATTTTCAGGGTGTTGGAGTTGGAACAACGACTCCAAGTTCTTTTGCTGATTTTAGTGCTGCTGGGTATAATGTTCCAAATCTTGGAAGTATATTCCAATTTATGATTCCACCTAAAGTCACAACAACGCAGAGAAATTTATTATCAATTGTAGAAGGTGGTTTGATTTATAATGTAACTAATAAAAGATTAGAGGTTTATAATGGAATTGGTTGGTGTGGTATCGCTACAATTCCATAAGATGAGATACTAGGACACTTGAATAACTGTCCACCGAGTCGCAGTGGGGACGGTTTTCTGCTATAATAGTCCTATACGCGATGAGACCCGTGATTCAACTTCGCCCCCACCAACAAGTTGCTCTGGATGCTCTGGCACAGCACACCAAAGGTATTTTGGCAATGCCAACTGGTGCTGGTAAGACCAACGTCGGTATTTTTGATGCTATTCGTGTTTTTCAGTCTAGCACTCCCAAGACTGTTGTAGTGACGGCACCCCGCATCCTCCTGGCAGAGCAGTTGTCTTCCGAATACCTTGAGTTTATCACCAATGCTTCTGTGCTGCACGTTCACAGTGGTGAGACGCATCACTTCAGCAGCACTCGCCCCAATGTAATTCGCACTTGGTATGAGCAAACTCAAGGTCATAAACTGATTTTCACCACTTACAATTCTCTGCAGCAACTTGCAAAGGCAGATATTGAGGTGGATACGATTTACTTTGATGAGGCACACAATAGCGTTCAACGTCACTTCTTTCCTGCTGTAGAGCATTTTGCTGCTGAAGCAAAGCGTTGCTACTTCTTTACTGCAACTCCCAAGTATTCTGCCACCGTTGCCAAACCTGGTATGAATGATGTTGCTGTCTACGGTAATATCATCGCCAAAGTTCCTGCTCC